ATTCCCTGTCTATCCGCTGTCCGCAAAACCATTGATTTTATTAGCTTTTTGCCGCTATCGCTATCACACCTCATTATTCTTCCTGCCTGAATATCCAGAGCCTTCTGATGTATCTCATAGCAGATAGAGTTGGTATCATTTCCGGCTGTGGTAATCAGAAAGTACAGTGGCTGCATTCTTGCGTCACCACTTCCTTGTGTCATTACGTCATAGAGTTTTCGATTCGGCTGAGTATGAAGCTCATCGAAAATTACTCCGTGCGTATTAAAGCCATGCTTATTGGCAACATCCGCCGACAAAACTTGATAAAAACTGTTGGTTGGTTTATATATCAGTTTCTTTTGCGACTCCAAAATTTTGACTCTTTTCAGTAGTGCGGGAGAGAATTTCACCATATCCACGGCCACATCAAATACGATCTTGGCCTGGTTTCTGTCTGCTGCACATCCGTACACTTCGGCTCTTTCTTCGCCATCACCACATAAAAGAAGAAGTGCTACGGCAGCTGCAAGTTCTGATTTACCCTGTTTCTTAGGGATTTCGATATATGCTGTATTGAACTGACGATATCCGTTTGGTTTTAACACGCCGAATAAATCTCTTATGATCTGTTCCTGCCAATCAATCAGTTCAAACTTCTTTCCTGCCCATGTTCCTTTGGTATGGCATAGCTCCTCAATAAAGCTGACAGCGAAATCTGCCATCGTTTCATCGTAATGCGAGGTATCTGCCATGAACTTGGTAGGCTTATAATCTTCTAATTTTCGCAAGCTGCATCACCTCCAAAATTGTATAAAAATAAGCCGCATCACTGCGACTGTCCAATATATATCGTAGAACGAGGAACACACCCTTGCGGGCGGTTCTTCTGAAACTTTCTGTTTTAGTTATATTCCTTCATCAAAATGGCAAGTGCCATCTCGGTTTCTTTGTCGGCCGGAGGAATATCCAATCCTCTGTCATAGTTATAGGTAATCTCACCGTCACGCTTTAACATCAGTTTGGAAATCCTGCCGCCGTCCATACCGTAATCTTCGCTCGGTTCTTCGAAGTGTTTGACCCAGTAATGGAAAATGTTGTTTGAAACCTTGATGCTTCCTTCTGCCCACATGCCTATCTCACCTCCATCTTGATTGCCGGAATTCTGGCCTGCTCTCCTGTTTTCCAATCGGTGTATCTTGCGTTGACCGTTGTAAGTCCGTTCATGTAAATGCCGTTCTTTTCAAATTCTGCTAAGGTTTCGATAAGGCTTGAAAATGTGGAGCTGATGGTGAATTTCTTGATTCCTTCTGCTCTCATGCTGTCTGCAATTTCCTTAATGTCATGATCCCATATTATATCGTCAAAATTGATTAGGTCATTGCCGGATTCTTCTTTAGAAGTTCTGTATGCCCGGTAAAGTGTGCTGTTAACTCCTGCGTCTTTCAAGCTGATGTTTTCCTTTGCATTCATAAGCTCCTCAAATCTTCTGATTTCCTTCATTGTAGTTTCCTCCTAAGTGTGTTGTTTTCCCTTTCGGTAGTACTATATATCACTCTAAAGGCACATAATAGCAAGTTATTTTTCGGCATATATGTGACAATTATTTCAGAAGGATACTGTGCATATTACTCCTCGATTTTTCTGCAGCGGTCCTCTCCGTATACTACATTTAATCCAGAACCATTATCCCAAGCAACCATAATGCTTGCTGTATCATCCACTCCAATAACAGTACCTCTCGTTCCAATCGGTGGTGCCTGCAAATCATCCATATGGGTAAGCTCTACTCGGCAACCGGCAGGATACTGTTTGCGTACCCTTGCTACTATCTCTTTACTTGGAAATCTCATCACTCAGAACCTCCTTCTTTGCTCCATTCTTAAATGCAGATGATCCTGTCAGATTCTTTAAAAGTATCCTTCGGTCAGTTTTGTACTCCTCACCGATAAATCCAAGTCTTAAAAGGAAACATCTGAATGCGTATTTCTCATTGCTGACTTTCTTTTCTGTGGAGTTGATGCGTTTCTGTTCTTTACTCATCTTGCAGAGTGCTGCAATGAAATTCTGGTAAGCTTGGCAGGTTTCTGCATCCGGCAGTTCGGGAAACCAAGGAAATGAAACTTTTTCCTCATCAATTTCGATTCGGATATCATCTACTCCCAAGGCTTTCTTAATTAGTTCACCTTTTGCATCAAGCAGCTTCGTAAGGTTTCCGGCTGAAACATTCTCAAGCGGAATAGCCACCGTAAGCCCTGCATCTTCGCCCTGTGGCGTTTCTTCCGGCTCTTTGGGTATTTCCTTTTCTTCTGCAACAAAGCCGCTGTCCGCAAGTTTCTTCAGAAGTTCTTCGATGTCCTTCGGAAAAATGTTCTCGTCAAATTCCAAGGCTCCGGTCTTATCTACTATGAGTCCTCCAAAGTCATAAGCCGCAGTTGGCATCCCCTTGTACTTTGGCTTTGTTCCAAGGATTTCTCCAATTGCTGTAACCAGTGCTTTTCTCTCTGCTCCGGTCCGGTTAAATTCTACTCTCATTTATAAGTACCTCCTTTATTTTTCGGTACTACATATATCACTCTGAATCGCATAAATAGCAAGTCCTATCTGTAAATATCCGAGTAAAATATGAACCGATTTATCCATCATGATTTTGTGCATAATATGCTATTCCGGAAAGCACGAACACCACATTAGGAAGTGCTACACCATTGCCCCACATCTTATACTCCGCTGAGTCTGAATGTGGGTTCTTAAGCCATTTTCTGATTTGATTATCTGTCTTCGGCTTTGTTTTCTTTCCGAGTGCATCAGTGTGTGTCTGAAAGATTTCTCTCCATATAGAAATATCCTCATTGGTAGGATTTTCTGTTCCAAGCTCATCACACCACCAATCTGGAAATCCCTGCAGCCTTGCACATTCCGTAGGGGTCAGTCTTCTCACGATATACCTTGGTTCATTCACAATCGGTGGATCCTTGTAGTCTGTGGCAACGAGAGTGTTTGCCATCTCCTCTTCAGCGGATGTGAAAAAAGAGGCCTTGGAAGAACTGTACACCGGATGAGCCACACCACTTGCACCCGCTGCCACAATGGTTGGTTCCACTTCCTCCTCGATTTGAAAACTGAACTTCGCATTGTAGCCTTGGTTCATTGCAGGTCTGCCGATACCATAAGCTACCGCGTGCTGTTCTGTCGCATTTAAGGTATACATGACATCTGATTCTTTGTAACCATCCCCCTTATGAGAAGGGCGAGTGCCATTGCCTTCAATCACAGTAATGCCGCCTTGATTACAGCTTGGGTTTCCACCGTTGCTATCGATGGTTCGGCTTGTATCCGCCTCATAAAATCCACTGTTTGGATTTGCGGATTTCATGGAGTTGCTGTCCTTGGAACAGATACCATAAGCAACTGGCTGAAACAAGGTCTGATCATTGTTTGTTCCAAGAGTTGCAGACTTGTTATCCTGGATCAAAGCACCTTTTCCACCACCTTCACATCCACTTCGTATCTTCAGTGTCTTCGGTGTTTCCACCACAAAGGGCTGATTGTTTCCGCCTGTTCCATAAGTGGAAAGAACCGTCTGTGACACATCAAGAGGACCCTTGTACCTACAGTCTTGCCCATGATTTTCAAACATTAAGCCGATGCCTGCATCTCCAGTGCTTTTTTTAGAAGCAGCGGCAGCTCCTTTCCACGAAGAGATGCACGTCTTAGAATACCCAGACAAGCCTTCTGACTCAAATAGTATTTTTCCGGCACTCCAGCCATCAAAATCTGCGACAAGGTAGATACGTTTTCTTCTCTGGGGTACTCCCCAAAACTGAGCATCAAACTGTCTCCAGGCAACGGAGTAATTATCTCCCATGATTTTTCCTGCCCGGTTCCACTTTGAAGGCTTAGGCACTGACACTGATCCGTCTTTGATTTTGCAGACCTCTTCGAGGACGGCACGGAAGTCTTCTCCCTTGTTGGAGCTGAATGCTCCGGGGACATTTTCCCAGACGATAAATCTTGGTTTTTGCCCATTTGTCTTACACCTCATTTCTTTTATGATTCTGACTGCCTCATAAAACAGTGAAGAACGGGAGCCGGAAAGTCCGTCACGCTTACCTGCAATACTCATATCCTGGCATGGACTGCCAAAGGTTATGATGTCCACGGGAGGAATCTCTGCCCCGTTCATCTTGGAGATGTCCCCATAATGTTTTACCTGTGGCAGTCTTTTGGTTGTCACACGAATAGGAAAAGGCTCAATCTCCGATGCCCACACAGGGGTAATACTGGAAATCAAGCCTCCCAAAGGAAATCCACCCGAGCCATCGAATAGACTTCCAAGTGTTAAATTGTTATTCTCCATCTGCTCCCTCCACCTCTTTCACAAGGTCGGAGTAAGCAATTTTTTCTCCGTTTCTTATAACAAGTACATTTTCTGCATCCCCAGTATCCTCCACATATCTTCGCAAAATAACAGATGCATACTTCTCATCCAATTCCATCGTATAACAGATACGATTAGTTTTCTCACAGGTCAGCAGTGTGGAGCCACTGCCGCCAAAGATATCGATAACAATTGCATTTTCCTGACTGGAATTTCCGATGGGATAAGCAAGAAGGTCAAGCGGCTTTGATGTGGGATGATTCTTGTTCTTCTTTGGCTTGTCGAAGTTCCAAATAGTGGTCTGACTTCTTCCGGCACTCTTGCTCCAGTAATGCTTGCCATTCTGAAGGAAGCCATAAAGCACTGGCTCATGCTGCCACTGATAATCCGATCTGCCAAGCACCAGAGAATTCTTCACCCAAATGCAGCATCCCGACAAGTGAAAACCTGCATCCACAAATGCTTTTCTGAAATTAAGTCCCTCTGTATCTGCATGAAATACATAAGCGGAGCCGCCCTTTTCCAGATGTTCTGCCATGTTCTTAAATGCAGAAAGCAGAAATTCATAAAACTTATCATTTGCCATCTTATCATTTTTAATGGAAAGTCCATCCGAACTTTCAAATGCAACGTTATATGGAGGATCCGTAATAATGAGATTGGCTTTCTTTCCATCCATCAGCCGTGCCACATCTTCACTTGATGTCGCATCGCCGCACATCAGTCTGTGTCTGCCAACCGTCCAGATATCTCCACGCTGTACAAAAGCAGCCTTTTCCAGTGCATCAGACAGGTCATAGTCATCATCTTCCACTTCTGACTGCTTGTCCTCTCCATAGAGTTCAGCAAGCTCTTCTTCAGAAAAACCGGTCAGACCCACATTGAAATCCATATCCTTTAAGGATTCAATCTCAATACGAAGAAGCTCCTCATCCCATCCTGCATCCATTGCCATTCGGTTGTCCGCCAAGATATATGCTTTCTTCTGTGCCTCTGTCAGATAATCCACAAATACACACGGTACTTCTGTGATGCCTTCTTCCTTTGCTGCAAGGATTCTTCCATGTCCCGCAATCACGTTATATTCTCTATCAATAATGACAGGATTGATAAAGCCGAACTCACGAAGAGAAGAACGAAGTTTCATAATCTGTTCTGCTGAATGAGTTCTTGCATTATTTACATAAGGAATTAGTTTTGATACAGCTACAAGCTGCATTTCTGTTGTTGTCTTACTCATAGCCGCCTCCTAAAATAGTCCCCATTCGGCAAACTTCTCAAAGCCACCGATGGACTGAATATATTCTCTTGCAATCTCTACAATCTCTGCATACGGTCTGCTGTCAATCCTATCGTCTCTAATGGCACAGCAAATTTCTACAGGCTTGCCTGTTTTCTGTGCTTTAAGGAATGCATAGATATTAACGGACACATCTGCTTTAGATAAATCTTTTCCATGAAGACCTCCGCCTGTCACAGAATCCGCCATATCACTTCCAAGTTTTCGGTTGGTTGCACCGGAATCTACATCAATTCCGCCAGTCCAATCACCAAGCGGATTGATTTCCGCATTTGGATATGTGTTTTTCAAATCTGTAGTTTTTGCATTGCTCTGACAGATGATCAGTCTTGCTTCATCCAGAATGTACTTTCCATCATACGGATAAGAAGTGTAGATTTCTCTTGCAATCTTAGAGAGTGCTTTCTGCTCCTCTGTCAGCGGCATTCCTTTAAAGATTCCGTTATCACCGCATCTCATTCCCTTGGACTGATTTTCTGAAAGATGCACATCCTGTGGCACGATCTGAATAAACACCCGAATGCCCGGAGCAATTCGCTCCACAATGTATGCAATATCTTCTCTTTCCATATCCACAGAGGTTTCAATCACCACATGACCATAGCCATGACCGATAAGCACCTCTACTGCAATCTTCGGATTTTCCTGTTTCTTATATGCCAAATCAACAATAGCACCTGCTATTCTGTCTGCCATCTTATCCGGATGGCTCGGATTTACTTTCTCAATCATGCTATCTTCCTTCCCTTGCTCTTAGGAGTCGCTCCATCAAATCGTTTTGCGGAGCAGCATCGTCATAATCGGTACTGCAGTTTTCCTTCACAATCTGAAATATTTCATTCCACAGCCTTACAGCTTGGTTCATATAGTTAATGCCAATATTGATAAATGGAGATGGAATGGGTTTCTGTGTAGTAGGATGCTTAGAAAGAAACCCTAGCTTATTGGTCATCTCTTCACACTGAATCCAGCGAGCGGAACACATCGCATATCGCTCTAAAAGCTGCGGGGATACTTTCGATGCACATCCAATTTTCTTTAGCCACTGCCAGGTCTCCTCATAAATCTCAGATGCCTGCAGCTCTGATCCGTCTCTTTGTTCTGCAGACAAGAAGTCATGTGGCTTTGGCATCTCCACACCTTCCACATCCGGAATATCCAGAACTTCCAATTTTCTCCCTCCCGGATTTCCGTTATTTGCTTTTTCTTTGACCGCCGATTTCTTGCGTCCGGCACCTGGCCTTCTGCCTCCACGGCCGCCTATGTTGTTTGATTTCGTAGGCACGTCTCATGTTCCTCCTTTAATTACCCTTTTGATTTCGCATTTTTCACACGCAAGACCCCACGCCGTTCCACGGTGGCCTTGGTGTTAGAGATTTTGGCCGCCCCTGGGGTCATTGTCATATCCGTAAATACGATGTTTTTTGCTTCCGTGATAATCACCACGCTCTGCATGAATCTTGGCATGACAGCTTTTGCATAGAGAAATTAAATTACTTCTGTCATGGGTACCACCTTCCGACAATGGTTTCTTATGATGAACTTCATCTACTGGGACGATAATTCCTTTCTCAAAGCACAGCTCACAGAATGGATGGGTCTTAACATAGCTGTCACGGATTCGTTTCCAAGCTCGTCCGTACCTGCGGCGTACAACTTTATCTCTGCCATACTTCTCGTAGGAACGGTTGGCTTGCTTCTTATGTTCCTCACAGTACCTACCGTCCGTTAGATTTGGACAGCCAGGAAAACTACAAGGACCCTTTGGCCTTCTTGGCACATCAGCACCTCCTTTAGATATAACAAAAGCCTCTGCGGGATTTTTCCTGCAAAGGCTCTTCCTTCATTTATTCTTTTTCTACAGTTTACATTATACCGCATGCAAGGGGGTGTCTTTGGAGTGGCCTGGGGGTGGCCTAGAGCGTGTTTGAAAAATAAAAATTGCACAAAACGCATGTTTCATTTCCCTTTTTCATGATAAAATAAAGAAAAAGGGGTGTTCACTATGTTGAG